TCGTCCTCGCCGGACTGCTCGTCCTCGCCGGACTGCTCGTCCTCGCCGGACTGCTCGTCCTCGCCGGACTGCTCGTCCTCGGTGAGCACCGGGACACCATCCGCACCGACAGGCACCTCAGCGCGGACAACCACCGCGGGCACGTCACCGTCAATGGCGACAAAGTTGTCCATCGCGGCGAACCGCTGGATCTCGTCCGGGTCGGTCACGTCAATCTCGAGACCGTCGTCACGCTGAAACTTCATGGGATTCACCCTTCGTGGAATGTGACCCCTGCCGAGCCGCCGCGGGTGAGGCGACGGCCCGGCAGGTGGTAGTTGTGAAGCCCGAGGGCTACTGGACCTTGAGGCCGCGCAGCACTGCCGCGGCCTTCGTGGCCTTGAGGGCGACCGCGACGGGACCCATCTCGACCTCGCCCTTCTTCACGGCACCGGGGGTGGTGAAGTCGGGGAGGAAGGTCTGGACCAGTTGGCCGCCAGCGGTGGAGACACCGTGGAAGCCGTCGAGGCCGACACGGTACGCGTACAGGCTGGTGAGGCCCGTCTTGGGGGCGTTGGTGGACGTCGCGTCGCCGATGGTGACACCGGTCGCGTTGCTGTACGTCACGATGCGGCCGAGCGGCCACACCACGGTGAACGTGGAGGAGTTCTTCGTGACGGTCGAGCCGGGCAGCACCGCGTCGATGGCGTCCTGCAGAGCCTGCGCGTTCGCGTTGTACGCCACCGTGATGGTGTGCTCACCGTTGATCTTGAACGAGATGTTCCCGTCTTCGGCGGTGACGGTGATCGCGACGTTGCCCTGCTTGTACGTCGGGATGATCGTGTCTGCGGATCCGGCCTTCTCGCCGGCGTCAACGAACAGGACGCCGCCGTACGACTCGCGCACGATGGGGCGCCCGTTGGTACCGAGGAGGTCCTCGATGGGGTCCTTCGTGTACTGGCCGGAGCGGCGGGCGATGGCGCGCACGCGGGAGAGGGCCTTCTTGTTGCCGACGATGACGGTGGGGGCACCGTCGAGGTACGAGAGGAACTCGTCGAGCAGGTCGAGGGCCTTGAACGCGGCACGCGTGTCCGTGTCGAGGTCCGTCCAGTCGGTGAGGGTGTTGAGGTTCACCTCGGTCGAGGATCCGCTCAGCGCCTTGTCGAGACCGTCGAAGCCGTTCTCGTCGGCGTCGTCCTTGGAGTCGCCGTTGATGAGGGCGTCCTGGAACTTCGCCTTCGCTGCCTTGATCTTCTGGGTCATGTTCAGCGTGACCGCACCGGACGCTGCGGGGCCGATCTTCGACGTGACACGGTCAACCTCGAACGATCCACCGAGGACCGCGAGGTCAACGGTGTGCTTCGTGGTCTCCACGTTGCCGGGGGTGTACTCGGTGCCGAGCTTGCGGAAGTCAGCGCCGGCCTGGGTGGACTGGCGACGGTAGCCGTAAGTCAGGGTGCCGCCACCGCCAGAGGGGTTGACGGCGTCGTCGAACACGAGGGTGTCGAGGATCCCGGACTCCTTGCGGAATTCGTCGATCACGCTGAGGTCAACGTCGGTTTCGGCGTTGTTCTTGGTCTCTGCGAGGGAGACGGCCATTGTGGTTGCTCCTTACTTGGAAGAGGCGTACGCCGCGGTGACGGCAGCCTCGAGGGATGCGGGTTGCTTCGGTCGCGTCCCGGATCCACCGGAAGCGTCGATCGTGCTCTGGCCCGCCTCCTGGACGGCCTTGAGCGAGGGGTTCTCGGTGAGTGCAGCCTTGGCGGCGGCGATCACCTTGGTGTTGAAGTCCTCGGCCGTGGGGTCGAGGTCCGTGACCTTCGCGAGGAAGGCCCGGGAGTCTGTGAGGGCGGCGGGGTTGGCGCCGTGGTCCTTGGCGGTCTTGTAGACGGCGAGCTCGACAGCAGCGGTCTTTGCGGCCTCCTGGGACGCGGTGAGCTGTGAGGTGAGCTGTTCCGGGGTGGGGGCGGTGTCGTCTTCGACCAGGCCGAGGGCTTTGCCGAGCTGCTGGGCGAGTTCCTTGCGGGCGTCGTCGGCTGCGGTCTGCTTGCTTGCGACGCGTGCGGCGGCGTTTTCCTTGCGCAGGTCCGCGACCATCTTCTTGAGCGCTTCAGGGTCGTCCGGCAGCCCGTTTGCGTCGGTAGCCTGCTGGGCGGGCTGCTGGGTTGCTGGCGGTGTGGGCTTCGCTGCTGCAGCCGCTGCAGCAGCTGCGGTGGCTGCGTCCGCGGCTGCCTGCTGTTGTGCGGCCGCGTCGTCAGTGGCAGTGCTGCTGCCGCTGTCGTCGGCGGGCTGGTCGAGGTGGATGAGGCCCACGCGTGCGAGCGCGAGCAGGCGATTCTTGAGCATGTTTGGACCCTCCTGGGGTTCCTGTTTGGCCGCCCACCGGGGGCGGATGGTTCACACTCGACGGTTGTCGAGGTTGATCTGTTCACGGCGGCGCTGCCGCATGAGTCCTGTCGTGGCGACGTGTTCACGGATCTGGCCCTGCAGTTCGCGGACCTTCTCTTTCGCGAAGTCCACGTCGCGAGGGTTCAGCGATGTCGCGGCCTGGGTCTTGTAGCGGCGGACGCGCCGCTCGAGGTCACGCAGCCTGGCACGGTCCGCTTCGACACCCGGGTCGTAATGCGTGATGTCTGTGACGACCGATAGACCCGGCAGGTAGGCGACGGTGGAGCAGCGGCAGTTGGGGTGGCGCCAGCCGTGACGCTTCGCATCATCAAGACTGCCGGCGACCTGCACTTCGACGGTCGCGTCGCCAGTAGCGGCGTCGACGGTGATGCGTCCGATGGGGCCACCGTCGGTGCGGAGGATCTTGCCGGACCAGCGGGCGCATGCAGCACACGAGCCGGAGCCGACAACGACTGACACAAGGTTTATGCCGTTGGTTTGCATCGCGGCGACCTTCGCGTCATCCCACGCACGCCGGGTCGCTGACCGGGTGGCCATCTCCACATAGGTGGACATCTGCCAATTGCGGCCCGCCTTGTCACGGAAGCCGGTCACGCCTCGACGTAGCAGCGCATTCCACGCATCCTGCTGTGCAGACAAGCTCGTGCCGTGACCCAGCACCACCTTGTGTGCGCTATTCGCGATGACCGTGCGGTACACGTCATCGGGGTAACGCAGCACGCGGCGCACAACGTCGTCGAGTGCGGACGTGAGGTCCGCAGTCATGGCCGCGGCCGCACCAGCACCGGGGCGGAGCGTGGTCGCCGTAATGTCGTCCACGCCAGCGAGGCCGGACAGTTCCTGCAGGGCGGCGTTCACGCCACCCTCTGCAGCAATCGTGATGATCCTCGCCACCTCGTCAGGCATTGCTTGCTCGAGGGTGCGCGCGATCGCTTGAGCGTCACGGCGCAGCTGCTGCAGGTCAAACGCCACATCGGGTCCGTCCCCCGTTTTCAGGCCCGCCTTCGCTTGGGTTGAGACGGCGCGCAGTAGGTCGCGTTCGGCTTTCTCGAACATGGCGATGATGTCGGCGACGAGACGTTCGAGTCCGTCTCGGTCGTCGGGCCGCCACTCGGCCACGGCTTACCCTCCGATGGTGAACGGATCGGTGACGGGCTCTTCGTTGAGGATCTTCGCGACCTCGTCGAGGACTGCCGTGTCGTCCCAGTCGGGGTTGACGGTACGGACGAGAGTCTCGATGGATGCGGCACGCGCGGTCGATAGGGCGAGCGCGGTCTGTGCAAGGTTCAGTTGCGTGTCTTCAACACCGTCGGCGAACGTGACGGTGATGTCAACGTCACTGTCGATGCCTGCGGTGCCGAAGATCGCGTTGTCGATCGACAGCATCTTGCGGATGAGTTCCGTGATGCCAGCGTGCTCGTTCCGCAGCTTGCGGGCGCGCGTGCGGTAGGTGCGTCGCTCGCGGGCGTGGACCTCGGTCGCGGTGATGGCGCCGCCCTCGTCGGTGCCGTCACCGAAGGTGGCGTTGGAGTAGCCGGCGGTGTGGACGATGCGGCGCACCAGGTCAGCGATTGCGGTGAGGTGCTCTTCGACACGGATCGCGAACTGCTGGATGGTGATCTGGGCTTGACCTTCTGCAGGGTCGGGAATGTTGAGCGGGTCGTACACTTCGCGGTCGATGTCGAAGGTGGCGCCCATGCCGGGACCGTTGTCTTTGAGCATGAATGCCGGCACGATGATGCGGCCTTTGCCGAGGCGGATGTCTCGCATGAGCGAGCTGTACGCCTCGTCGAGGTTGTCCATGAGTGGTTCGACACCGTCGAGGTCAGACCGGCCCAGGTTGCGGCCTACAGGGTGCTTGCGCCAGCGGCGTTGCGGCAACTGGTTCGGGATGTACACGACGCACAAGCCTTTGGTGCGGCCTTCCTTGAGGGCACCGTTCTCGTCGACCAGGGTGGTCAGCGGTGCGGTCACTGGGTGCTCGTCGAGGGGGCGCGCACGGCCGAGGCTGGTGCTGGTGCCTTCATAGAGCCCGTGGAGGATGAGGCCGTTGCCTTCGGCGTCGAACTCGTGACGCTCGAGGTGGCGGGTGACGGCGCCGCTCTTGCTGGTTTCGAGTTCGTGCCAGAACGTGACAGCAACGAGGCGACCCCACCGGAACTCGGGGATCGCAGCATCAGCGTCGACGGTGGTGACGAATGGCTGGTCGTCGAGTGCTTTGTCCCATGTGACGCGGTGGTAGCGGCCACCGAGGATCGCACCGAGTTCGGCGCCGTTTGACAGGGCGGCGTGGAGGTCTGGCAGGTAGGCGTCGACGCGGTCCTGCGTGACGTTCGTCTTCGGTGTCACACCTGCGACAGGTTGCGCGGCTTTGGCAGTGCACGTGATCTGTGGTGGTTCGACGTACAGCATGTCGGCGCTGGCACGGGCGAGGTCCGCAGCGATCGGGACATGGGACTGGTCGGGACGCTGCTTCGTCTCATCGATCGTGCGGCCCCACCACCAGCGCTGCAGCTTCTGCCGGATGCCACCTTCACGGTCACCTATACGTGCCACGTTCTTGGAGGCGTACACGCTGCGCAACGCGTCGGGGGTGCCCTCATACCAGGCGGACCAGGTTGCGAGGGTGTCGAGGATGCTGACGTGTGGCTTTGGGGGCCATGGCTGATCGCCGGACGGGAGTGGCATGTGCCCTCCTTCGGGCTAGTCGGTGGAGTCGCCTGGGTTGGTGTCCATGGCGGGTGC